GATCGTCCCGACGAGGTCAATGATGCGTATACCAGTGAACTTAGTAAACTCTCCACCTATACCGACAGTCTTAGCATAGGAAAAACGGGTCCAGTTGCCTTCGTCGAAATTGAACAGCCATACTGACAAACCCGGTATAATAAGCCAATAGGCTTTGTATACCTGGCCAGAAACCGAGTAGGTAACAAACCCATAAATCTGCGTAGCAGTAGACGAAAACACATCCGTCAGGATGCGCGAACGCGCTCCCATGCGCCTCCGGTCGTTTGCCAGAGGCATGTCGCCGATGGTTTCGATAGACGTTCCGTTGAAAACGTTGACGTTGTCTGTCGACAGATAAACTCCATACTCCTGACCTTTGTCTACATAAGCGCTCAGACTGTAGGGAGCGTACAGGCCGGGAAAGTGGTTCACCATCTGGAAGAAGGCGAAGGGACTTAGTCCTATTCCCGTAGGGACGATTTGGATAATACCTTCTTTATGAAATCCATAGCCGAACTGTCCTATTTTCAATAGCCCTTGGATCGGCCCTAGGTTGTTGACAATATCATTGAGACCTGCTGTAAAGCCTGTCCAATCGGTTGGGTCACCGATGCCGCTCCAGTAGTAGCGCTGAGGAAAGGCGGGATTTACAATGAGTAGATGCAAACCAATCTCAGCCATGTATAGAGCCGGCTGGGAAGTCGCTACTTGCGTGTATGCTCCACCAATGCCGTCCCAGTTAAAGACCTTGTCCACGCCTTGCGAGAAGCATAGCTTGTAGTTCAGCACGTCCCACGAGAAGTTATTATTGCTTGCAGTGAAAGCAGGTCCGCCGATAACCGTCCAGCCTCCGGCCGTCCACTGAAGCAACCTTGTCGGTGTTATCACGCACTGAATAAATTGGCCGTTAGCGTTGAAGAAAGAGGGGATAGCCTTTATAACTTCGTTGCCGGGAGCAGGCATAGTCGGCAGCGCCGTGAAACCAGGGCGCATCTGGGCTACGCCTTTTTTCAAAATGAAGTTATTTATATCCTGAAAGCCTATGGCTTCAATCTCGGTAAGAGGCAGCTCGCTCTGAATGCCCCCGAAAGGGCCTGTTAGCGAAGCTTCGAAAAGCTCCTCAGTCGACGTTTGCTGTGCTCTATCTTGCAGATAAGTCATTAGACAAACACACTCACTCTTTGATAGTATTGAGTCATCGTGGTTATAATAGCCGTGATGTTATATCGGTTGTTCACAGTAGCCGGAGTCGCGGCTACAAAAGGATTCGCGATTGCTCCGGTCCATACTAGGTTATTGACGCTGTCGTAAGCACCTAACTGGGAACTCACGAAGAGTTCCCCATAACCATTCGTGGTTCCCACTACGAAGTGTGCAGTAGCTCTGTAATACAGATTGGAGCCTCCAGAGCCGAAGCTCTTAGCAACTATCGCGGAGCCTCCTACCTGAGTAGTAAAAGTAAGAGTAGTTCCGTTGGATAACTGGAAAACAGATTCGATGTCGACCTGACTCCCTCCTATCAGCGAGGCTCCTGGAATAGTTACTCCAGTCGTAACGTTATTACTTATAGTAGAATACGTATACGTTGTTGTGTCGGAAAGCCTCTTTAATTGAGTTCCGGCCGCAGGAATGAATACTGAGGTTAAGTCGACCCACGCTGCTCCATTCCACTGAAAGACTTGAGCCGTATCTGTAGACCAGTATAGGATACCGAAGCCTACGCCACCCCACGTCGCGTTAACCGTCTCCGGCGTGGGTCGATTAGCAAGCGTTCCGCTTAGCAGCGAGAATCGCTGCATGATGTCGTTTTTGAAGTTCCTGATATCCTGACCAAGCAAGTTGGCTAACTGAGTATCAGGAGGGAATGTAATATCCCACACATTCGTGAAAGTAGGAGGAAACGGCATCAGCGCACCAAGGTCCCTTCATTAGCATCTACTTGTACGACTCTGTCATCGTAAAGACGAATCATCTGAGGGTCCTTCTCAGATGTAATTTCGAGGGGTACCCCTACATGCTCCATGAGCCAGTCGTGGATTTTACAGATTTGGTCCCACTTACCCTCACCAACGGCGCCGCGGGCTGTGAGCACGCGTACATCCTTCCCCTCGTAGAGCCATCGCTTGACCCTCTGAACCATCTTTGGAACAGGCTCACCGATGTCCTCAGACCAGCCACCGTAGGACGCGAGCGTTCCATCCAGATCGACACCGATCCAGCCCTCATTCTCAGCATCGCTACCAAGAATCGAGAACAGTTCCAGGAAATCCTTGAAACACACTTGGGTCAAATCCGTCCGATACTGTAGGTCTTGAATCTTTAGCTTCGTTACAATCCGATACGCCTTCGCAAACGCCCCCGAGATGGACTCTGCGCATCCATTGACTACGCCCAAGATTCCGAAGCCGTTTGAGCTTTGTAGCTCTCCGTCTACGAGCTGCACTTCGTAAGGGTAGAACCACTCTTTGTCCTCCTCGCTAAAGCCTCTAATCTTAACACCGGCGTCAGCGTGATACTGCTCAGCGGGCCAAGGTGGAATGCTAAGGCGAATGCCTGCGGCATAGCCCGGAGCAAGCTCTACCTTCGGTAGATCGCCTCTTGAGAGGTCGTCTATGAAAGCACCAAAATCAAACTCGCAAAGAGAAGTAAGCAGAGTAGGAAAAGCATCATAACCGAAGCGCGGCGTGAATTCGAGCGCGTATATACCCTTCGAAGATACCACCGTATTAACATCTATAGCTCCGACGTAGCGATGCTTGCGCATCCTATCTGTTAACTTTAGTAACGTTTTCTTCACCACCGGATCGTCTGCGTCGCAAGCCCAAACCAGGTTTCCGGTACAGCCTGTCGACGGACCAAGGTCCCCTGTGAGGAACTGCTTCCGCTCAATCGTATGATTGAACATTCCATCGACCCACTCACTACCGTTGAACCAACCTTCGGTTGAAAAGGCTACGCCTTTAATGAATTCTTGGATGGTAAGCGAGGCTTCGCCGTCGCCCGCTTTGCGCTCGAATCTATCAATGTACTCAAGTGCTTCCTCAGCATCGCTAGCCACGAATGATGGGACGACGCCACTTAGGTTGCCTTCAGGTTTGAGCACTACCTTCTCACTTTGCTCGGACACCTTTTTGACAAGCTTCTTAGCTTCGTCCCAGCCGTTGGCTCTGAAGGATAACGGTGTGTCTATGTCTGCGTCAGTAAACACCTCCTCCGAGAAGAGGCGGTCTGCTTCCAGCTTGTCTGCAAACACGCCTCCCCCGAATGTTCGAACGTCCGAGTCACGAAACGCCTCCAAGATATGGCCGAAGCCTGTGCAGTCTACAACGATGGTTTCGCCTACTTCGTAGTCGCAGGCGCAGTCCACGATACCCTCACCTAAGCCATTGTTATCCGAACCGAAGACCTTTAGCTTCGCTTCGTGACCTTCGGCTTTGAGGCGCAACGCTAGACCGTGGCCGTAGCCTCCATCGCTAAGAATTAGGAACTTGCCCACTTACCACCTCTAAACGATTATCGCCACTTCCCCAGATAGCCTCGCGTTCGTTGCGGTCGAGTATGATACATCCTTCAGACGCGCTACCCGGATCGTCGATGCTATCGCCATGAATGCCGAACCCACTACGTCCGTACATTACGTTAGTAGGGTCTGGCGTCAGCCAGAGCACGTAGGGTCCATGTTCATCCGTATCCACCGGAGCCTGTATCGTATACCAGCCTACAGGTATAGGACCCTCGTTAACGACGCTTTCCGCCGCGGGATTGTCTTTGCACGAGCCTTTGCCGCAGTAGCCCTGAAAGGGGAGTGTTGACTCATCCACGGTCCCATAGGGACCACTGTAGTACATCTCCCCTGTCAGTTGAGTGTATATCCACATTTCATTTCACGTGCACACGTAGTGTCACACCCGTACCGAGTGTGGGTACGATGAGTCCTTCAAACCAGTTCTCTACGTTGTAGGTCTGTATTTCGCCTGCGTTAGTCGTTTGGTACAGAGCCTGAATGATATTCTTGCTGTTTCGGTCGTTGATCGTAGCCATGACGTTACCTATCGTCCCAGCGGCGCCGCCAACGACTTCGATGAATTTGATGTACTCCTGAGGTTGCCAGATGATACCGGCTCCCGCAGTGTCTATAAACCAAGGACGAGCAGTAACGTCGTTTGCCATCGAATCTCCTTAGGCGTAGTTGTAAGTCACTAAGCAGTCGATTCCAATCAAAGTGTACACAGACGTAGCAGCCGCTACGACCTGGACTTCGACCCAGAGTGCCATATCTGCGAGTGTTCTGTAAATCTGCTGTGCAGGAGGAATCGGTACGTTAGTGACGTAAGGGTTAGCTTGCGTCGCAGTTTGTAGTCCGTTGGCGCCGGAGGCCAGAACGACTGTAGTCGCGGCTGCGACGTTGTTAGTATACTGTGTTTGGTCTGCACGAGTAGTGTGCGTCGTGATAGCCAGCGTCGCTATCGAGTAGATTACATCGTAGCTGAGTAGAATGAAGCCCTTCGGGATAAACGCAGTGCGAGGCTGCAACTGCTGACCCGTATTCATAGCGCCAAACGTATCGGGACGACCTGGTATCGAGGCTCGACCGGCGATGCCTGTTCCCCCGAATTGCTCCTGGAGATCCTCAAAGAAGCCCGTTTTGCGAAGCAGGGCTTGTGTCAAATTGCCAGCGAAGTTAGTCGTGTTAGCGCCTGTCGTGTGTAGAACACCCCACTGACCAGCAGCAATTCGCGTAACGGAAGCCTGAGCTGCTACGTCCCAGACGATGTCACCTGGTCCGAGGAAGATGCGACCGTCGGTGAAACCTAGATCAGCCATGTATCTTGATGCAGTATGCGGCATTGAACCTCCTTGGTTCGCTTCGGCTGGCGCCGAAGGCTAGTTGCCTAAACCGATGGTGCCCCTAGACTCCGCCCACACCAGCCCCGATGTAAGTTGAAATCCGTGAGGCACCTAAATTATCGCTCATCATCCTCCGAGTTGACGGGCTGCTTCAGGATATCGGCTACCTGCATTTCCTCATCCGCCGAGTAGCTCAGCACTTCCTGAATACGATAGTCTCGGTAAAACGTCAGTGGATTGTCCCAACACTTGGGACATACAAGCAGACCACGGCGAAGCCCTGGCTGTCTGCGTAACTGCGACGTATGATAATCCCAGTCGCAGATATCGCACCGATGCCAAGGATCGCCGTGGATTCCGCTGTGCGCCTGATTCGGCATGGCCTACGGCCCGTTCGAGCCCCAAGTCCCTTCCCAAACAGTGGCTCCACAGCTGATGCGCATGAAGCTAACCTGTTTGATGGACCGTGTGTCGAAGTCGTCGGCGAAGTCCTCGTCCAACGGATGCCGATCAAAGAACTTGAGTCTGTGGGCCATTTTGTCGGCAATGGTGAACCAAGCGCTTTGCGAAGTCAGGTAGTGACATACGAAGTACTGTAAGTCCTCCGCCAAAATAGCGTTGATTTCATTATCCGATGTATACGGCTTGTGAGGTGAACCGAGGATCTCCCTCGCTATCCACTTGAGTTCTGGAGGGATAACGACGGTTCTGGGCTTGATTGTGATGGGCAAGCCTTGGCTGTCAGGCAAACGCTCGAAGAAGTTGACCATCAACTGGATCGCTGTGAAGCTGAGGTCGACGTCCGGGCTTGGCCGGTTCGGGTAAGTGCCCGCCGAAAGAATGATATTACCAATACCGGGGGCAACAGAAGTAGCAGCAGTCCCGCCAAGAAGCGGATGTTGAGTGTTGAAGAGCGACAGACCATCAGTAGTAGTAACTGTCGTGAAGCCAAGGTTGAATACATTGAATGCCTGTTGCTCTTTGACAAAGTGAGCGCTCCTGGCTAGTGCCTTGGGAACTTGGTTGATGATGTTGTACTGGTCGTCCTCGTAGAGTTCGAAGGAGCACCTTACTCCCAGACCGTAGGTCAGGTGTAGATACCGCTTCGTTCCACCCTGAATAGCGTCGCTGTATGAAATAGCCTCGCCTTCAGGCTTTTCCACCAGAGGCGGCAGGCCGGCGAACTCGACTTCGTCCTCGTATGCCATCGTCGAATTCTCGACGTGGAAGATGTGTGAGTATTCTTCGTCGCGTTGGAGTAGATCGATCCAATGGACGAATTCGTCGTGCAGACCTGGTGCCATGAGTTGTGCGAACTGCCCTCTTACCATTGTCATGTTCAGTTCACCTCACGCCACAATCTGAGCCGAGGTTGGGAGCACTACGAAGTACACTCCCCTCGGGGTTGCGGACTGATCGTTGGGGTCGAGCTTCACTATTTCTAGAATAGCAGAACCCCCTGTTTTAGTCTTGTCGACGTACCAGTGGTTGTCAGCGTCCTTCGTCATTCCGTATTGCACACCAACGTCGGTTGCTAATGCGGTTTGAGCAGGACCCACCTGGCCGAGGAATACAGTGTCTGCAACAGCGACTTCGAATCCAATACGACCGTCTCTGAAGAAGGGCCTGGTGATATTCTGAGCCGAAGGCTCATTAGGCACTGCTCCAGAGGCAGGTTGAGGATTTGGATTGACTGCCGCTGTTGGTATGACGCCGAGGGCGGCGAGGTTGTTCGCGCCCTCCTTGGAGAAGCCAGCTACTCCAGCCGTTATCGTGGACCCGTTCCATGCCTGCAAGCCTCCGTCACCAGAGGCTATCGACACAGGGGTTCCAGGAAGGAACGTCTGGGCAGCTTCTTCAATCATCCTTCGCGTCCTAGGCTGATTGCCAGAGACGGTCTGGATCGAGTGTATTTCCGATGAAGCCACTAAGATACTCCTTTCAGTGAATTGGGGCTGTCAGCTACGACTTCTCGGCCAGATTGAAATCAGTCGGACCTGAGTTATCGGCTGTTTTCGCGTCGACCTCAGCAAGCTGTGGTACGTACGTCGAAACTTTTGAGGGGAACCCGGCTGGCGCCATGCTCTTGCGAGCATCATTGGTGTCCTTAACCATCTGACTGGCATCCTTCATATCCTGCGAAGCACCCGTATTCATCATGACGCCGGGCTTCTTGACACGCATCCGTGCCGTCTGTTCGTTCCACTTCAGTTGTCCTATGTAATCGACGCGAGGCATCTCCAGAAGGATTAAATCGCCGTAGATTACACGTCCGTCCTTACGAAGTGAGCCTGGACAGGCTTCGCCACTTGAGAGGAAGATGTTTTCAGGCTTCGCCGGGACGAATCCCATCGCAACAAGTTGGTCGAAGCGAAGCTGAGATTCCTTCTCGCCGACGGCTCTGTTACCCCAATATAACGACATGTTGGGATTCTTATGCCTTAGATTAACGAAGTTGGGTTGACGAAGTGGCTTCGCCTCAACTTGCTCGTAAGGTATCACAGCCTCAACCGTCGGCGTCGGCTTTGGTGGAGTAGGTGTCGCGTTTAAGCTCTTTGATGTGACTGTAGGATCGGGCATTTTAATCTCCTATACGTTGATGAAGGTCATTTCCTTCTTACGTTTCAGGTAATTCTCGTAAGAAACTCCCATCTTATCCGCGACATGCTTCTCCTGATCGTTGAGTACCTCTTTGGCGTCCTTAGGCTTCGCATCGGGAGGCGGAGCCTGTGTCGTGGACGGCTCAACGAAGTTGTACTTTTTCTTG